GTTTCGACGAGCCGCCGCCGCGCAACATTTACATAGCGAATTTACGAAGTATAGTAGATCGTGGTGGTTTAATGTGGTTTAGTATGACGCCGTTGCGAGAGGCGTGGATCTATGACGAGTTATGGTTACCTGGCGTACATGGTCAGAAGGAATACATAGATTGTTTTAACTGGTCATCTTACGACAATCCATATGTCAACAAAAAGACGTTGGACATTTTAGCAGCTGAATGTACTCCGCAGGAGAGGGAAGTTCGTATTGAAGGTTTGTTTAAGAAGTTACAGGGAGTGGTGATCGACAGTTATCGTCCCGAGTTTTCTGATATAGATGAATTTGAGTTAACTTCAGATTTTGTTATTTTTGAAGGTTTAGATCCGCATGAGAGTAAGCCTAACGCTGCGTTATGGAAGGCGTTGGACAGGAACAATTTTCGTTATTCATGTGCGGAGTTGGATTTTGATGGTGGTATCTATGATTTTGGCCAAGAGTTAGCGAAGGTGCGAAGGCGTTTAACTGCTGGTGGTGCGACGTTGGTAAAGAGTGTAAGTGACACATCGGTGAACGTAGAGGATTGGCAGTTCAAGATAAACATGCGTGACGAGTTAAATCGTTCTCTTCGTGATGCTGGGGAGGTGGTTATGCCGGTAATGGCAGTTAAGAAGGGTTGGTTGTTACCTGGCATTAAGAAGTTACGGGATCTTTTCAAGCCGATAGTGCAGGCTTCTGAAAGTGACAGGGTGATGCCGACTGAATATTTATTTCGTCATTCGGTTCCAAAGTATAGATATGAGTTATTGCATTATCAGTGGCCGGAGAACATTTCTTCATCGGAGGTGAGGCCGATACCGAAGTATAACGAACGCATAGATTGTAGTAGGTATATAGAGTCGATAGCTCCGAAGTTTATAACGCCTGGCGAGCAAAATTTTATAACCCGCACTTACAATGGTGCATATAGAAGGGAGATACAGTTATGAGGAAAGTAATGCCAGTGGATCCTATATTCAGGATCCCGAAAAAAACTATTGATGCGCAACATCTTGTCAATAGGGCAATAGAGAAGTTTGGGCAATTTGAGAATGACAGAAGTGAGTGGATGAAGAGGAGGGAGCAGTTCTATCTTTCCAGTGAAGATTATCTTTCTTCTCCGTTCAAGGGTTTATGGGAAGGCAGTGCTAATTTTCATTTTCCGTTAACGGAGATCCAGAAGAATGCGATGCACGCCATGATCATGCAGGCTATATTTTTTCAATATCCGTGGTTCTATGTAGATCCTCAGGAAGATATAGACATGTATCGTATCAAGAAGATAGAGAGGTTTTTGAAATATGTATTGGAGCGGTATGTAAATTATCACAACGGTATTTATTTAACAGTAGATGATTGGGCTAACGATCTTTGTGGTGAGGGTATGGCCATATTTAGCAGGGGTTGGGATGTTATACAGAGAAGGTTTTACACTATAGAGAAGAATGATGATTTCAAATCTCAGCGATTAAATTTGCAGAAGATGTTAGATGACACTGAAGAGAAAGATTTTGGAATATTGGCTAACGAGTTTATTAATATGCCATACGTTGAGAAGTCTATAATAAGAACAGTTTTCAACGGGCCTACCATTACTGCGGAGAATCCTGTATTTATTTTATTTCAGGGTGATGTTGTTGATTGTACTGATCTGAACAGGCATGAAACTGTTATCAAGGTATGTTATTTTAATCAGAACGAACTTATATCTTTTAAAGATAGTGAATGGATGGATGAAGAGGTTGTGGACAAGATTTTAGAAACTCCTCCATTGAAGATAGGTGGGCAGAGGTTGGACAGTGATCGGAGAAGAGTTGAGCAGCGTCAGACTGGTGTTAACGTTGAATCATCTTCTGCGAGCAGTGGTGTTTGGGAATTTCTTTGTGTTTACGATACTACGAATTTAGATCCTAAGGATAAGAACAAGGAGTTAGCGGACAGGTTACAGTATTATGTTCATGTAGACACGAAGAGTTTAGCGAGGTGGACATATTTGGACAGAGTTAGTTCAAACGGTAAGATACCGTTGCACATGGCGCATTTATACAGGAGGCCGAGGTGCAGTATAGGGAGAGGTATAACGCACACGATGTTTTCTATTAACGATGGTTTAGATATACTGCTTAACCAGTCGATAGATGCCGGCATGTTAGCGAACAATCCGATGTTTGGATATAAGGGTGACAGCACATTTGATCCTGGAGAGGTTAAGATAGGTCCTGGTCTTGGCATTAAGTGTGACGATCCTAACAGTGACATAAGGTTTTTCACATGGAACGTTAATCCTAATTGGTCGTCAGGGATACAGAGCAGTTTAATATCAATGGCTCAGCAGTTGACTGGGATGGGGCCGAGCCAGATGGGGCAGGTAGGCGCCAGGGTTGGGGCGTTGCGTTCTACGAGTGGTGTGAACGCTTTGGACAGGAATGCTTCCATGATAATGGATCCTATAATTAAGAGGGTGAAGATCTGCATATCTGATCTATTTGAGGGGTTATATCTTGATTGTCTTGACAGGATGCCGGAGGTTCAGAAGTTGACGGTGACGGGTATGGATGGAACTCCACTTGTTGATGAAGAGGGCAATTTAATGAAGGAAGATATTACGTTAAGTGAGCTTTCCACAAAGGTACATTTTGGTATTTATGCAAACTCTTTGAACATTAATAGAGATGTGATCAAGGAGAACGCTGCGGCGGTGGCGCAATTTAGTTTCCAGAAGTTGCCGATAGAGCTTGGCATTGTAGGGCCGAACGAGGTTTATAATATAATGGAAGAGTTCCATAGAAGCATAGGGACATTGAATCCTGAACGTTTCATTAAGAAGCCTACAGAGGCCAGGGCGCTTCCGATTGATATGGAGTTGGCAATGATAATGCAGGGTCAGATGCCTCCGATAGCTCCGAACGATCCAGAGCATGAGAGTAAGATCGAAGTATATGAATCCATAGATCCTGATCAAGCTAAGTTAGAAGTTCAATATGGCAAGGTAGCTCCTAACGCTATGGAGAAATTGAAACAAGCTATCAAAGAACACACCAGATATTTTGAGATGATGCAGCAGCCGAGCAATGTACAGAATCCGTACGGTAACAATCAGAGTCCGACGCTTGGTTTGAATGAAGGGCAGGAAGCGCCGGAGCAAGAACAACCCCAACCGCCACAACCGCAACCGAGACCGGCACCCCAAGGTCGGCCTCAACCCCAGGGAGGTAATCAATGAGTAGTTATATTGAAAGGATGAATGAAGTTATGGCTGAAGCCAGAAAGGAGGTGAAAGAAAAAGGCAAGGCTATAAAGTATAATATTTCTGATAAAGAGATAGAGATAGCAAGGGCGCTCCATGAGCTTTTAGGCATGCCTCAATTTAAGAAGTATCTTGAATTTGAGAACAATCTTATTGGTGAGATCATGACTAATATTTTTAACGTATCGACAGAGCTTGAGAAGAAGAAGAGTTATGGTGAGGCAGTGGCTAAGAATGAAGGAAGGTATGAGCAAATGATGGCGCTGCGTTTTAGGAGAGAAGAGTTGTTAAAAAGGTATATATATATCATAGAGAACGACAATATAAAGAAAGGAGAATAGTATGGCTAACGTCAGCAGAGCTATGAAAGACATGCGTTTGAAGGGTCCGAAAGGATGTTCTTGTGCCAAGTCGGTAAAGAAGCCTTCGGTGAAAAAAAGTTCTAAAAAGAAATAAGGAGAAAAAAATGACAGAACCCAATAAAAATACTGTAACCCCGCCCGACGGTACTTCGTCAGGAGATTCTAAAGTTCCTCAAACAATTAACAAGGAAGAGCTTATGGAAGAGATAAAGAATCAAAACACTTCATTATTGAATACTGTTCTTGAGAAGATAGCAGATCAGAAACAAGTTAAAGATGATGATCCTGGTTCATTTTCTTATGATGACGCATTAAAAGAATTTGAAGATGATCTTTCGGATTTAAGGGTTGATGAAACCCAGGCTAAGGCTTTGCTTAGAATTTTTAATAAGGTTTTAACTAAAGAAAATCCTAAGGTTAAGAATGAAATAAAGGGTGAGATTCAAGCTCTTTCTAAGTATGAAAAGGATAAGGATACTGCTGAGTCTGAAGTTGCTTCTCTTTATCCTCAGATTTTAAATAAAAAGTCTGAGCTTTTTAAGCAATCTCAAATAGAGTATCAGAAGCTTTCAAAGGCTGTTAGGGAATCTGCCGATGGCACTTCGGTTGCTGTTATTAAGGCTGCTAATGTTTTAGGTATAATGCCTGTAGACATTAAGACGATCCGAAGCATGAATGCAATGGGTCCGGCTGGAGGGGCAAGGCCTGCGGCAGATGATAAGGTAAGCCAAAAAGCTATTGATTTTGCTGCGTCTTTTGGGGTTAAGAAAGATAAGTTTGAGGAGAAGCTTAAGAAAATTAAAGCAAATTCTAGGGATTAGGGCTAAGTAATTATTTTCTTTACAAAAAAAACTTTTCATGTTATAAGGAGGAAAAAGATGACCATGGAACCAAAAAATTCTGAAGTTATTGAACCGTCAAATGTAAGTCAAATAAGGCGTAGAAAGGCAGCTACTGATACTCCGACAAAGGTTGGAATGTCTAATACGATTGATAAAGTGACGGCGAAGCGTGACATGATGATAAAGGCGTTGAATCGAAAGATGCGTCTTACTATTCCGACTGAAATAATAAACGCTCATCCTGATAAATATTTTGTATGGGTAAATATGAATCGGTTAGAAAAGTCAGGCATGTGGCATCATAATGGTTACGAGCTTTTTAAGACAAATGAACATCTTACTGAAGATGTTAGGGATAAATTTAACAAGGGTGTTGATAACTATATACACCGAAACGAAATGGTTTTAGCGTATCTCCCTAGAAAAGAATATGAATTAAGAAAGAAGGAGTGGGAAATATTGCATGGAAACCGGGATATATCAGAGATCATCACACTTGATCCAAATTTGAGGGGATTTAGCCCCAAGGCAGATTTGGAAAAAGGTTTTGTTTCTTCATCGGAAGAAGGAACATAATAAATAAAGGAGGTCAGGTATGGCCAACACAGATTTTCCGAGTGGGTTTGAGCCGCTGAAGTACGAGAACGGCAGAGACTTGTCAACAGAGGAAGGATTGATATCCGCTAGCAATAATGCTATAGGTTATTTTGATCCTTTGGAGATGCATACAGATGGTTATCTCCAGCAAGCTCAAGCAGCATCGACCAGGGTGGTTGGTGTGGCTGCTGAGTATAAAGCTGCGAATAGCGGCGGTAGCATAAAATACTACCCGGCAGATGGTTTGGTCATGCGAGCGCAGGTTGATGATGCAACAATAGCAGCGCAGGCTGATATGGATCTTACTTATGATTTTGTTGTTGGTGCTCCTAATGCTACAACACGTCGTTCGATTTTTGAGATCGACGGTGATTCTTCCCACGCTACAGATAAACCAGTTTCTATTCTCAGGATAGCACAAGCTCAGGATGCGGTTGGCAACTCGCTTGGGGCGAATGTTGCTTTAGAAGTTAAAATTACACCTACGTGTATAAAAGCATAAGGAGGCCATATGGCAACTAACTTACGTTCAAATTTTGCAGATTTTTTTGGTACATCTAAATTGCCGGAGCTTCAAGCAGTTATTGAAGCTACGACAGAATCGTATCCTAGTATGATTCCTATTCTCTTTAACGAGGAAGGAATGACTACGGATATTGCTCAGCATACAACGATGTCAGGACTCAGGAATCCTATTCAGGTTGGTGAAAACGTTCCTGTTCAGTTCCAGACGATCAAGAGTGGCTATCCCAAAACGTACACAGCTACGAAGTGGGGAACGGGCTACAGGATTTCTAAGGAAGCGGTGGATGATGGTAAGTTTGGTTTCATTGAACGTGCTACGAAGTCTTTTTCTAAGGGCATGTTTGAAGTTAAGGAAATTGCTGCAGCCGATATATTTGATAACGGCTTTACGACCAATGGTTATGATGGCGTTCCTTTGTTCTCCAATTCGCATCCACTTGAAAATGGTGGTGGCGTAGTTGGTGATAACCTTGGGACGGCGGCAGAGTTGTCGATCACATCTTATCGTGATCTTCGCAATTTGTTCCAGAATACGCTTAACGAAGATGGACAGTTCGTTAAGTACATGCCTAAGTTCCTTGTGTTGCCTCAAGCACTACAGGATATAGGTCAGGAAATAGTGAAGTCGCAGTATAACCCCGAAGATGCGAACAACGCTATCAATACGGTTTATGATACTATTGCATTGCTGCCTGGTAATTATTGGCAGTACCTTGATAGTGACACAGCGTTCTTCTTGGTTGGTGATAAGGCTGAACATTGGCTTATGTTTATGAGCAGAGAAGCCATGTCAACTGATTCGGATTATGATAAAGAAGCAAGAGCTTGGGAACTTATGTGCTTCTCACGTTGGGATGTTGGTTATTCTAACTGGAGAGCTATATGTGGAAACGCAGGAGCATAAAGTGAAAAAGAAAAAAGGTAAAAAGGGTAAGGGTTACGGTAAATAAATTGGGTAAAGGGCGGGTGAAACTCCCGCCCATTAACCTATCTGTAGCTAAATAGGTTAACCGATAACGGGAGGTTACTATGAGTTTTACTAATTATCCTAATGGGATAACGAGCTTTGGTATTCCAGTATATGGAAACATTCCAGCGATTCGTGGTAAGGTTTTCTTTGTAGATCCGAAAGTAGGTCTTGCTGGCAATCCTGGAACAAAAGCAAAACCGCTTAATACGTTGAAATCAGCATATGATAAGTGTGTAACTGGTCGTGGTGATGCTATAATACTTCTTTCGTTTGCGTCAGCAACATCAGCTGATCATACTTCATATCTTGATGCAGCTCTTGATTGGACTAAATCTGGCATAACAGTTGTAGGCGTTACTGCTCCTACAATGTTTGCTCAGAGAGCAAGAATTGCAAATGCTTCGACTTTATTGACGGCTCCTTATTTAATTAAGGTTTCTGGTCACGCTAATGCTTTTTACAATCTTAGTATGTTTAATGGTGGATCAGATGCTGCGGCTCTTGGTTGTTTACAAGTTTCTGGAAATAGAAACTATTTTTATAACGTTCATGCAGTAGGCGCTGGTCATGCAACGCCTTCGGCGGCTGCAGATGCAGTTAACCTTGAACTTATAGGTGCGTCAGAAAATACTTTTGAAAAATGCGTATTTGGAACGGATACGATCAATAGAGTTGGAACTCTTACAACGTATGATATAGAGTTCTCTTCTGGTTGTGCTCGTAACGTATTTAAAGATTGTATTACGCTTTCTCAGACAACATCAGGTCAGGCCGGACATCTTGGTATTAGGTTTGATGGAGCTGGTGACGCTATTAACCGCAATCAATATTTCATGAATTGCCACTTCTCTAACTATAACGAAGGAGTGATTTCTGATCAGACCAGTTTAGTTGGTGGAACTCTTCCTAACAATGGTAAGTTGGTAATGCATGGTTGTTCTTCACTGGGTTATGCTGCGTGGGATAGTGCTGGCGCCGATACAGTATTTACAGATCAGCCTCAATCGAATGCCGCTGGTGGTATTATGGCTGGTGCATGATTTTGAGGTGGAATGATTTTTTTAAAAAAAAGAGAACAACGAATGAATAAAATAAAACCCGATAGGCAAGGACTTATCGGGTTTTATTTTTCTAGGAGGTTGATATGGGTGGCTTAGCTCACAATTTACATGAAATAATTAGTACCACCAAACAGTTGCATAGTGGATCTTCTGATCCTGTGGCTGATGCTGCAACAGCTGTTGGTGATGTTCAAAGTAATTTAACTGGAGAGTCTTTTACTCTCTGGCTTGATTATACAAAGGGGACAGAAGATGGAGTTGATATATGGGTTACTTTTTATAGAACAAAGACTGGTACGGCGGGAAGGGAACAGTCTTGGGAGTCTATAGGTGGTGGCGTTTTAATTCCACACAATAGAGTTTATAGATTTACGGCATCTCAATCTAACATTCCTATTCCCATAGATACTGAGACAACTTATAAATATTTTAGAGTTTGGAACGTTAAGGTTGGAGCTGGTGCTGCAAGTGGAACTTTTACCATTAATGCCGAAGTACATGACATAGCGAGGTAAAAAATGTTTAAAATTAAATATTTGTTGTTGGCTGTTTTGCCAATGTTAATAGCTGCGGGTGGTCCCAACATTGATGAATCAACTCCATCCGCTGGGCCAAACATTGAATATACTGGTCCTCGTTGGTTTTATGAGCAAAGTTCTAATCCTACTTGCCAAGCAGATAGGGGCGTTATTTTTACTAAAGAGTTGGCGGGCGTTACTGAGCTTTATTACATGTCATCCAGCCCGGCTTGCAATGTTATTCAAATAACATCTGGAGGCATTACTCCCGTAGGCCAAGTAAGTTATGTAGGTCTTACTACAGCAACCTACGATGGCGATGCCATGGGATCTTATACCGCAATAACAACTCAGTGTGCCACAGACACTGCAGATGCAGATGCCCGTCCATGCACCGATCTTGATATAGCTTTTTTAATGGCTGATGGAGAAACATTTGGTGGAGCCACTGATGAAGTATGGGTTCTTGATGGCGCCCCAGGGTACACTTCATTCTCTAACGATTGCGACGGGTGGACCTCGGTGGCAGTTGGATATTATGGAGCGTATTGGAATCTCAACACTGACAAGGCTTATTTGTCAGGGTGCGCAATGAGCAAGAAGTATGCGTGTTGCAAGGGCTAATAGGAGAATAAAATGAAAAAGATACTAACTTCGTTCTTGGTTGCCATTATAATGGCAATGGCGACAACAGCCTGGTCCACTCCTTACCAATGTTATACATCTTATGCCGGTCAGAACTGCGGTGCCGGAAATAACGTAATGTTGGGCTTGAACTGCGCTCCAGACACTGATGCCGGAGACCCTACTGCTTCATCTAAAGCATCGTGGGATTTGTATTGTGATGCGTTGACTCACGGCTCCGGCGTGAACTGTTTATTAACAGCATTTAATGCTGCGTGGAATGCGGCATACTGCAACTGCGATGTCGGGTATGCTGGAGCAACTTGTACTTCTTGCGCATCTGGTTATACCGATTTTAGTGGTACTTGTATTAAGGAAACCGCTCTAATCTACGACGCAGATAAAGATACCTTAGTCACAGTTGAACAAACTGCCGATGATGACACAACTAGGTTTTGGAACGGCGGCGTTGAATATCTTGATAGAACGGGAAGTGCATCTGGTGTTTTGGATTCAGTTACGGATAAAGGTGCTGTTGTTGAAGATGGTTATGGATATTTCTTGGAGGCTGGAGATGCTGGAACTGATACTACCGGAGGAGTAGGTGGTAATATAAGCTTCTCTGCTGGAGATGCAAAAGGAGCCGGTAACAATGACGGTGGTTCTATCATATTCGATGTTGGAGTCTATACTGGGACGGCAGAATGGGGTTCGTTAGAGTTTGAAAGAAATGGAACAAGTTTTGGTTTCATCGGATATGACGGTTCCAACGGTTTAATCCTTGGGTCTGCTGATGCTCCTCCAGCTACAGCTGGTGGTAGTGTTGAATTAAACGCCGCTTCAGGTGGTACTGGTGATACTGACGGCGGAGATATAATATTAAATGCCGGTGATGAAAGCGGTGCTGGTGATGAGGGTAAGGTGGATATGCGGGTAGATGGAACCAACTTCTTTCATTTCTCTCCCAATGGTGTAGATGGCGGTGGAGAGATAGATGCACCGGATGCGGCTGGTTCTTCTGCTGGTAACGATATTATGATTAATGCTAGTTATGGTGTAGGACCAGCGGGAGCCAATAACGGAGGATATATAAATCTTGGAGTAGGAACTCCGTTCGGTGTAGCTAATAACGGTTCAGTTGACATATACCTTAATTCACTTGGTAGTTATTCATGGCACACTTCAATATATCCAGATGATTCTGATGGTACTTATATTTATAACGCAGCCACAAGTGGTGCCGGTAAAGATGCTTTTATAATTGGCCCGACCACGGATTGGGATGAGGGATATTTGTTTAGAGTTGTTGATACTTTGAGTGTTGTTGCTGGTTCTCCAGTTTATGATAACAGGTTTGGCATCATCAACCACGGAGGCATTAGAGTTATACAGGATAACACCACTGGAAGCTCGGCCCCACAAGTTCTATACTTGTATGGTGGGACGATGGACGGGATAGCGGCCACGTTGATAAGTCCAGAATTCTGGTTTGATTCAGGGACTAAAGAGTGGCTCGAAGGTAATATTGCAGCCCAGCACAATATGTATATTGATGCTCCTACTTATAGGATCGCTGGTGGTGGCGGGACTATCACAGAAGCTTCGACAGTTTATATTAAAGACGACCCGATTGCAAGCACGGGAGCCACCATTACTAATGCGTTTGGTATTGTTAATGAAGGAAAAACTAGGTTTGGTGACCAGATTAGGATACCAGATGGGACATCTACTAATGGAGCTGTAACGTTCAACTCAGATCAGACATGGGATATGTTTTTAGACCCTGATGTTGGAGGCGAAAGTGAATGGTCGTTTACACATGGTTCAAATCCTTCATTTGCGATGAGCGATGATTATATAAAGGCAGACATGCTCGAAGCCTTTATAGATGACCTTAAAATACAGGGGCATACTCCAGATTCAGCTGGGGCTGAGGCGATAAAAATCGGGAATACTTTCAAGCTTCTTTATGAATCTGATTTATTAGAATTTTATAATGGCCCTATTGTTGGGTTTGGTGTTACCGGAATAGATGTTTCAGTAACAGACAGCGTTGAATCTACTATTTCTATTGTTGAAAACGTTTATACTGGAGTGGCTCCTACTCAGTATGTAATTGAAATAGATGCTGGTTCTCCAAATCCTACATTTAGATGGTCTGATGATAATGGTGCTACATGGGAAGATTCAGGCATTGACTTAATAGCCGCATCTGTTGTTGGCCCTTATAATTTAAACAATGGGGTTATAGTTTACGTTACAAATTATCAAGACAATCCAATGGGGACTGTTTATACCGTAGGAGATAAGTGGGAATTTGATTTTGAGGCTTCTGAAAAAATTGGCTTTATGACTGCGGAAGGTGGTTTTATAGAAGGAGTCGATGCCAGCCTTGTTGATTTCCCAGAAGCGTTTTCTATTTTTAGCATGGACAACACGGGAGTTACAGATACCGCTTCCAATATTGCCATTGTAGCTGAAGCAGAAGCCGATGGAACATACAATGCTTACGGAGTGCGTGGGTTTGCAAGAGTCACAGACAATAAATTTGCAGTTGGTATAGCTGGTACGGCAACGGTTCAAACAGGTGCGTCGGATAGCGGTACCGCTTACGGAGTTGTCGCTAATGCCACGTCGTCACATTCTGCTGGAGATAATATAGGAGTTTTTTCTACTGCTTCTGGTGGAGATGAAGATTATTCGTTCTATGGGCTTCTTGGAAATTTATTCAATCTAGAGAAAGTTGCCGCAGGTTCTGCGGCTAACTTTGCAGACTTTGCTGCGGCAGAGGCTTTCTTCTCAACCGCTAATACTGCGCAGACCTCTGTAGATAATATCGGTGTTGTTGGAGAAGCGAAGGCTGGAGGGGTAATAGAAGGTGTTGGTATTCATGGTATCGGTCAGACCCTAGCAGGCAAAGATGGCGTTGGAGTAAGAGGCGTTGCTCTTGTAGATAACACCGCAGACAATGCGGACGCTATAGGACTTAAGGGTTTGTCAACTGCCACGCATGTAGGTGGAAGGAACGCAGCAGTTTGGGGAGATGCTTCTGGCGGAGCTACCAATTATTCGTTCTACGGGACAGAAGGACAAATTTATAACGAGGATGAAGTTGTCATTGGTTCTACTTTTGTTGCGGCAGATTGGGGTAGTTTCTTTGTAGGCATATCCGAAGGTGAAGCAACTCAAACACTTACAGGCAATGAGATTGGCTTGGTTGTTGAAGCTGTTGCGAACTCAGATAAAGATACCATGGCCATAGTTGGTAGCGCAAAGGGAGACGCAGATACATCTGCAATAGGAGTGGCTGGTTTTGCAAGGCCCGGACTTTCTACTGATACTGATTCTTCAATAGGTGTTGAAGGTCAAGCCATAACAGCCCATTCTGGTGGATGGAATGTCGGCGTTTTGGGTAACGCAACAGGTAGCGATGTAATAAACTACTCGTTCTATGGACAAGCCGGAGATATTTACAATGGAGGCCAACAGGCATTCAATCCTTCTGGTGATACATCGTTAGCTAATGACGCAACAATGACTCCTACTAAAGCAATTATGCGTGTTGTTGGAAGTGGTGGAGCGGTTGTCTTGGATACGAGTCCTTCAGTTGCGAATGGTCAGGATGATGGTCAGTTCCTTATTATTCAAGGAACCAATGATACTAACACGGTTACCTTCGCAGACAATACTAACATTCAACTTTCTGGTGGCGTTAGCATGACGCTTGGTAAGGGAGACACCCTTACGCTTGCGTGGGATTCTGGAGATTCAGATTGGTATGAAGTTTCCAGATCGAGCAACTGAGACAATTAGTTTATTGACAACTGGTATGATTTAAAATATATTCTCCTAAAAAGGAGGATATATGAATGAAATTAGAAAATGTTCTGTAAATGGATGCGAAAGAGATCATTTAGCAAAAGGTTTTTGTAGTAAACATTATCAAGTATGGAAACGAAATGGAGTTCCAGAAACAGAAAAGAGTAGAAAGCGTGGGACTGGTTATGTTGATGGATATGGATATAAAAAGATACGGATACAAGGTAAGTCTGTTAAGGAACATAGATATGTGATGGAACAACATTTGGGTAGGAAGTTATTGATAACGGAACATATACATCATATAAACGGTAACAAGACAGATAATAGAATTGAAAACTTAAAGGTAATGACTAATGGGAAACATCGTATCGAACATGCTGTTGAATGGAAGAATAAAAAACCATGCAGTCTATGTGGAAAAGTTAAACCATTGTCCAAGTTTTGTTTTAGACTTAATAATCCAAAGTCTGAAATTAGAAGAAGGTTTTACGATAGTTGGTGCGTAGATTGTGTTGTGAAAAGAAAAAGGGAATGGAGAAGAAGAATGAAAATTAATGGAAGAAAGAATGGAGAAGAGCGATTAAGATTGATGATTCAAACAATTCGATAGAATGGGTAGTTATAATGAGATAACAGACTAAGGAGAAAAGATGAAAAAGGTTCCGTTGATAGTTGGCTTGGTAGTTCTTGCAGCATCCTTGATATTTAACGCTTATATCTTATTTCAGATGACTCAAGGATATAAACAATCCTTGATGATCAAGGGATTTCAGCAATGTCAGACTGAGGTAGGCAATGCCATTAAAGAAGGTAAACTCGTAGCTACAGAAAAGAAATAATGGATACCGAAAAAATAATACTTGAGATGTATGGAAAGACTGCGGAGATAGCCTCCAATGTCACCCATTTAGTAGAGTCTCATAAGTGTTTTGAAGGTAAATTAGATAAGCTCCATTCCAGAGTTGATAAACATGATGGTTATATAAAGTGGGGAATGGGAGTATGTGCTACCATTGGCGTTTTCATTACAATGATGTGGGAGTGGATAAAAGTAAAATGGAAAGGTTAATATGTCAGTACCAACAGTAGCTAAGACATTTCAAAATATTCTTGAAATATGTGAAGCGAGGGGTCGTATTATAGGTACGGTTAAAGAAAATGATCGGGATCTTATAAAGGGATATATTCAAGAATATAATGAACGTATTACTACAGAGCGTAATTGGCCATGGAGATCCTTTGATAGGTCTTTTAACATTGAACCGGCTATAACAACCGGAACTGTGGCAGTTACTCAGGGTAGTAAAATAATAACATTTGCTGGTTTAACTGTAAGCAACATTTATCTTGGAAGATCTATACGCATAGATGGCACTGATGAGTTGTATCGTATAATAGGAGTTAATACATCTACTAATAAGATGTATCTTGAGTCTGCTTATGCAGATGATGATAATGCTTTGGCTACTTTTAGATTATATGGATATGAATTTCCGTTACCGCCTGATTGTGATGCAATAAATAATATTTATATTTATAATGAATTTGGATTAAATATAAACGAAGGAGAGTTAACTGAATTAAGTTTACCTGAATTCAATAGAAATCTTTCAATAAATTCTACATGGGTTGGCGCTCCTACTGGGTATTGTAGAGATGGTAAAACTTATATTAATTCATATTTGCCACCGTTAGATGAGATGTTATTAGACTATGATTTTTTGGGTGGAGATGTTCAATCTAAGACAGAAAGGCTTAGAATATTTCCTATAGAACCTGATAAAATTAGACCTATACATTTGAATTATTGTAAGACCTTTACTCCTCTTTTAAATGAAAACGATGAGCCGGCTATACCTTCGGATAATCGTTGGATGCTTGTTCACTTTGCTCTTTATGAATGGTTTAGTGATAAGGGCCAAAAAACTGAAGCTGAAAAACAATTAAGAGATGGTAAAATGATCCTTCGTGAGATGCGCAATGAACATAGAAATGGCCAAACTAAACCCAGGTTTATACCAAGTTCTTTAAGATACAGGCGCTATAGTACGATGCAATCTGATTCTGATAGAATGTTTAGGATCTCTAGAGCTTTAGAATATTAATTATGGGCGAATCATATTTACAGCATAAGATATATCCTTATGACGGTGGTCAGGATTCAACGAAGAATCCTATTCTTATAAAGCCAGAAGATGTATCTTATTCTGGAAATATAGTTTATACTACTTACACTACCAAGAAAAAGCGTCCGGGGCTTACATATTTATTTGATGATTTAAATACGGTTCATAGAAGAATGATAGGTATGTATGATTACTGGCGTTTAGGGACGCAGCGTTTGATAACGTGGGATGGACAGAAGTTGCAAGCTATTAATCCTCTTACGCAGAACATTGACAACTTAAACAATGGTTTTGTTTTACCCACCGATGAGGCTGTAACTTTTGTACCATACTACGGTGTAGTTATTATTTTCTTTCAGGATAATAATACTATACCAAAATATTGGACACAATCGGGATTTATTCAAAATTTATCTCCAACCGCTCCACTTGCGTCGTTTGGAAGGGTTTGGTTGAATAGATTGATTGTTCCAGATCCAAGTATTCCTGGCAGGATATTATTCAGCAAGACTGGAGACCCCACAGATTTTACTACAGGTGACGCATTTGCTTTAGATCTTGACCCAAATGATGGAGATCCTGATGGAATAACGGCCATATTCCCGCCGTTCTTTGGTAATTTATATGTTTCAAAAAGATTGTCGCTTTATAAAGTAACTCCAATTCAGTTTGAAACAGATACTGTATTTACTTATTCTAAGATTTCTGATGGCATAGGTTGTATATCGCATAATGCTGTAGTAGCTACTGAAAAGAACATTTTCTTTCCATCTGATTGGGGATGGCATCAGTTTGAAAGTACCGATAAAATTTCTGAGATTGACACTAGTCTTTTATCTTTGGACATTCAGCCATTGTGGAGAGATGGAGTTAATTTTAATAGAGCTAAATATATGCAGTCTGTCTATGACAGACAGCTTAACTCTATTATATGTATTTACCCTGCGGATTCATTTAATTATCCGACTAGTGCATGGGGTTTTTCGTTGACAGCTAAGAAGTGGTATCATTGGCCTGAATATAATCAGACAGCAATATGTCGTTATATGAATTATACTGATAAGAATCTTGTGTCGGCGGCAGGATCTTCTGTTGGAGAGATCGGATATATTGATCATAAAGTTTTTAGGGATTATAATAAACCTGTTTCAATTTATTTGAAATCTGGTATTATCTGCCCGTCTGGACAGCCGGATGAAGAATATGAGTTTAAATATATAACTCCTATTTTTGTTCCGCAGCCGTCAGGCAAGTTTACTGTAACAATGAAAATTGATGGAATAACTACCAACGTACAAGAATTTGATATGGTTGATTCTTCTTTAGGAGATGCTTTGGGAGAAGATTTTGTCATGGGTAGATCCATTTTAGGAGGAATGCCAACAGTAGTTCTTGATAAAGTAAGAATAGGTGGAAATGGAATGATGTATCAATTGATAATTACTCACGATGATGATACTGATGATGGAGTTGATTTTGAATTATTGGGTATATTAATAGATTTAGAACCTATAAACAAAGGTACAGGAAAGAGGGTAGCATAATGGCAATCACAATAACCAGTCTGAACGTAACCGAAGGGTATGCAGCTTTAACAGTGCTTACTCAAGCTCAACTTAACTTAGCAGTAAGTGATACAGAAACTTACTGTAACGTTAAACTCCGTCTTAATATTATTCAGCTTGCAAAAGATGTAATGGATAATGCAACTTATACATTTAATGATGATGGGAATCCTTTCTTAGCCACTCCTCTCATTGATCTCATGGCTCAGTTGGCTCAAAATGAAACTGTTACTGGTCAATGGTCATTTAGTGGAGCAACTACTTTTAACGCTAGCATTACTGGTGGTGCTTCATCTAAGGCCACATTTCCTGGTCAACCGAGGTGTAGAGCTTATATTCCTTCGGCAAATCAAACCATTGCTCATGCTACATTAACAGCTATGAGTATGGGAGCTGAATCATATGATGTTGGAAATTTACATGACAATGGAGTTAACCCTTCAAGGATAACAGTAGCTACAGGGAATACTGGGCTTTATATATTTAATGCTCAAGCTACGTTTGATGCTAACGCAACTGGGTATAGAACGTTGGCTATTTATAAGAATGGATCTAAGGTTTGTGAAACAAAGGAATTTTCTCCTAATGCTGCTCAACAAACTACGCTAAATCTTCATTATCAAGATGAAGCTGCGGTCAATGATTACTATGAAGCTTTTGTTTATCAAACAAGCACAGGCAATTTAGATCTGATACATACAGTATCATTCTTCTCTGCCATAAAGGTATGGTGATCGTATGTCTCTTATAGATGTTTCTTTGCCTAAAAAATATAAAGATGGCAGAGTTTTATTTGAAGAAAATTTAGATGCTTGGAGACAGACAACCGAACAAGCATTTGCCACTTTAAATTTAAACCTTACACAACTTGCTAAAGACCTTTTTCCTAGCAATTATGAATTTAATAATGATGGTAATCAAACAATAGGAACTTATCTTTATCAATATATTACCAACGTTATAACTGGTGCTACTCCTATAACCGGGACAACTTCTGACACTTGGATAATTAATAGTGATGGTAATAGTTCTACTTTATCTACCAGCTTACTAACAGATGTTAGAACGCATCAACTTCCAGATGCTTCTGGAACAGTTGCATTAACATCGGATCTTGTTTCTATAATTGGTGCCTCTGTTCCAGTAGGATCGATAATACCATTCTATGATTTTAATGCTGCGGTAACATTTGATACAGATTATTGGAGATATTGTGATGGATCTGTTTTAGCTTACGCTGCATCTCCTCTTGATGGATTAACGCTACCAGATTTATCTAATAGATATTTGGTTGGTTTTGGAACGGAGGGTGGTGGAGACATAGATACTGCGGCTTGGAATGCTGCTCCAATAGGAAACGCTTCTCATCAGGTTGATTTACAACATAGTCACGCAAATACTTTATCTACTAATGCACCAACAACATCTTCAGGTGGATCTCATGATCATGTTGTAGCTGGTCATATTCATTCTATTGCTCAACACACTCACGGAGCTGGATCATTGCAATTTAAAACAATGCAATGTGACGCAGGAACAGCAGTACATTTTTATGCTTATGATAGTGATGGTACTGCTCATCAAATAACCGATGGAGAGGCTGGAGATGGTGGAGGACAAAGAGGTCTTGATGCAAAACCAGATGGAACTGGTCCATATACTTTTTATACTAAAGACGGAACCGGAACAACAGCGAGTGATGGGCCAACATCAACAGGATCAAATACAAGTACCACCGATTCTCAGGGTGCGCATACTCATACAGTATCTCATACACATACTATTACAAACGTTAATAGCGGTTCTACGGCGCAGGATGTACAGCCTAGGTCTATAAGGGTGAGATTTATAATGAGGGTTTTATAATGATACAGCTATTTATTCCTAAAGACATAGAAGGAATGCCAGATTCTTATGGGGTTGAGATAACTCTTTTAGGATCAAAACCATTTATCATTGAAATTGTTCAACATAGAATAATTGATAAAATATTTGAACAGGGTAAGTTTATAACTGCTCATTATGCTCCGTTTTGGGAATTTAATTTAAAAGAAAACAATGAATTGCTTTGCATCCCCGTGTCAAGTTGCATGGTAAAGTTTGATAATAGATGGTTTAAAATATGTCAGCTTGCTAAAGAATATGCAGATAAAGCAAATAAAGGATCATAGCTTTTTTACGAATACTACATTTCCTGAATTCGTAAAGGATTCTATATTGGAGCCAAAGTACGCTGAGATAGGTATAACTTTTGACCCAGCTATGATAAGCTTTGAGTTTGTTAGATCTATAGAAAATAAAGACCATGTTACCTTTGCTTGCTATGATGAAGATAAAGTGATAGGGATATTGTTGGGCGCTAAAACAAAGATAATATTTTCTACTACTCCAATTGTTGAACAAAGATATGTAAGAATAGATGAGGCGTATCGTGGCAGGGGAATATATAATAAACTTTTAGCTGAGCTTTATAAGTGGGGCAAGGCAAATGATTGTAAGGCTATGGTGGTAGGTAGGCACGTTCATGTTAGTGAAGATGATATAACGGAGATTTATAAAGATAAAGGATTTAAACCTTTCCACAGTAATTATTATATTTTAATATGATAATAGGAAATGTATATAAAGGCAAAGGAGTTGCCAATAAAAGAGGATTTCCAACTGCTAATATAAAAGGTGAGCTTAAGAGGGGTGTTTATACCGGGACTTGTGAATATGGTGGATGCCTTATATTTGTTGACAATCCTTCAGAGATAGAGGTTCATATTATAGGATTTGATAAAGATATTTATGGAGAGGAATTGATAGTTAAAAATATTAAGAGGATTCCAAGTTTACTTACGGATCTATGCAGTCAAATTAATAGGGGTGATATATGAGTTCATCTTCTTCCAGTACAACAACTGTTGAAACTGGTCAACTGTCGGCCAGAGGTAGAGAGTATGATAGTCTTATGCAAGGCATGATACTATCTCAGCTTGACGAGTCTGGTTACGCTTATGAAGGGAAAGAGGTTACAGAATACCAAGACCAGGCAGCTGCCGATAAATTAAAAAGCCAGATAAAATTTTCTCAATCTAAATTAGATGAGGTTACAGCTGATATTCAGAATAATCCATATAGAGGTTCAGGAAGAGATCCTCGTATTGCACAACAGACTAAATATCAGCAGGACGTTTATAAACAAGAGTCTGAATTGTCTGGATTGCCTCAAACAACTTATACGAAATATGATATTAAAAAGAAACCAGACCCAAGAGTGCAGGATGCGATTAATAAATTCGGTGAAGGTTCTCCTCAAGTTAAAGCCGTAGAAGATAGAATATTTCAAGAAGAAGTTGACAAGGCCAATACTATGGCTGGAGTAGAAGCGGATTATTTAAAGAACTTAAAGAAGTTTGTGTCTGGAGATTATTCATATACTGATGAACAAGAGGCGCAGATAGATAAATTTATAACTCCTATTAAGGATACTATCATTAAGAACGTTGATGATTTAATGTCTAAGTATGGGGCCAATGAAGCAGAGTTAAAGGCTGGTTTTCAAGATGTAATGACTGAAATAGATAAGACTGGTTTTGCAGTGCTTGATGCTCTTGAGGCTGCAGATATACAGACAGATAAACATAAGACTGATTTATTAACAGTTCTTAGGGATGTTAATAAATCAACCGAGGCTAAGTTTAAATTTGAACAGGATCTTCTTTTTGAAAAGATTGATAAACAGGCAGCTCAGCAAGCTGCATTTTTAGGACTTCCTCCAGGATCTATGGCTGAGAATATGCAGAAGGCTAAGGCTAAGCAGGATGTCTTTACTCAATTACAACTTGAGTTAGCT